GAAATCCCCGAAGGCGATCGGATAGGTGTTCGCCCCCACATCCGGCATGTCCTCGCAGATCAGCACCGGATATCCCATCAGCTGCGGCGGCTGGCCCGATTGCAGGCTGTCGCCCCACATGAAGCGGCCGTCGGCATCCTTCATCTTGCGCACCGCTCCGGCGGTTTTCGAATTCATGATGAACGTGCCGTTGGCGCGGTAGTCGGCCCCCAGCGCATAGACCAGGTTCACGATGCAGTCGCTTGAGTTCGCAGCCGCGAAATCGGCTGCGGCCCCCGTCGGCACATAGCCAAGGCTGCCCCAGGTCCAGCTGGCATTCGCCACCTTGGCGGGCAGCAGGATGCCCTTGGGCTTGTCGATTCCGTCGCCGTTGATGAAGGCCGCCGATTCCGCGCGGATGAAGCGGGTGGCAATCTTGCCGGCCAGCCAGCCCTCGACGTCAAAGGCACTGTCGTCCAGCAGGCGCTGGCTTGCCTTCGGCATCGCCGACAACTCATGCAGCTTGATCGAAATCCGCTCGATGGTCGGGGTCGTCGTCTCGGCCTGCGCCGCCACCTCGGTCGCCCAGCCCGACCCCACCTCGGTGCGGTCGATCAGCACATCGAAACTGACCGCATCGACCTGCACCACATTGGCCACCGCCCGCAGCGAGGCCGTCGACAACAGCATCGACCGGATGCTGTCAGCCGTCTGCGGGTCGACCAGATAGCCGCCGTCCGCCGCCACTGCGGTGGACATGGCCTTGCCCTCCAGCACAAGCCCCCGCAGCCCGTCGTCATCGCCCGACCGAAGATAGGCGTTGAACGCCTTCTTGTGCGGGGCATCCATCTCCACCGCAGCCGAAAGGGCCGGGCGGCCGTAGGTCATGGTTTTCCGATCCAGCATGGTCAGTCGCTCTTCCTGATGTTGCAACGCTTGTTTCACTTCGCCCTGAAAGCTTTTGAACTCTCTCAGGAAACCGGTCATCGCGGATGTAACTTCCGCCACCGGCGTCACGGCCTGGGGCAAACCTTCCCCGGCCCGAGCCTCTCTCTCGGTCATCTCTCGATCCTCTCCGGTCACGAAAAAAGGCTCGGGCGCCTCAGCGCTCGGCCAGGGTCCGGCGGGCATCCTCGAAGACACCGGCCAGATCGCGCAGGGCATCCGAAACCGCATCCGATTTCGCCGCCACCCGCGCTTCGGGAAGCATGGGGAATGTCACCAGCGACACCTCCCACAGCTCCAGCTCCTGCAAGAGACGCCGCCCCTTGCCGTCGCGTTCCGCCTTGACGGTGCGATAGCCGATCGACAGCCCGTCGATCGCCCCCGCCGTCAGCAGGGCCGCCGCCTCGCGGCCCTTGTCCACCTCGGTCAGGATGCGACCCTTGACCCACAGGCCCTGCCCATCCTCGCGCACCTCGTCCCAGACGCCGATCGGCAGGCCCGGATCATGTTGCCACAGCATCTTGACCCGCCCTCCCCTGGCCCCCAGCCGCGCCAGCGAGGCCGCATAGGCCCCCTTCTCGACCACATCTCCGCCCTGATCCTTCACCCCGAACAGCGACGCATAGCCCGCCACCACCCGGCCTTCCGTCACCACCAGACCGGCCTCGGGGCGGTGATATTTCCGCTCCGGCGCTCCACAGCTTTCCATAGTTCACCTCATTGCCGCCGTGATCAGGGCCTCCGCCCCCTGCGCCAGCAGGAAAGCCGCGACCCCGTAAACCCCCAGCCAGATCCTCCGCTCCAGCCGCTCCAGCGCCGCATCGATCTGGCCAAGCCGGAACTCCAGCGCCGCCCAGCGTTCCTGCATGACCCGTTCGTTCGCCTCGATCCGGGCATGGGCCGCATCGAAACTGTCGAACAGGAACCGCGACCCGGCCCCGTCCTTCCGCGTGGTCATTCCTCCTCCTGAACCCTCGGCAGACCCAGGATCAGCCGCTTCTCGGCCGTGGTCAGGAAATCGGCCGCCCCCACCCGCGCCCATTGCTGGTCGCGCTCGGCCGACAGTGCGGGGATCTGGTCCAGATCGGGCCGCAGCTCCACCGCCTCGCCGGTGAACTGCTGCAACCAATGCGACAGGCTGGCCAGCACCCGCGCCGCCAAGGGCAGCACCGTCAGCCGGTAGAAGGCCCGGTTGGCCTCCTGATAGTTGGCATAGGTGGCGTCGCCGGGGATGCCCATCAGCATCGGCGGCACCCCGAAGGCCACCGCGATTTCCCGCGCGGCCGACAGTTTGGTCTCATGGAACTCCATGTCCGAAGGCGAGAATCCCATCGGCTTCCAGTCGAGGCCCCCTTCCAGCAGCATTGGCCGCCCGGCATTGCGCGCGCCCTGATGATGGGTCTCGATCTCGCTGACCAGCCGGTCATACTGATCGGGCGACAGGTTCGACTGTCCGTCCGCGCCCTTGTAGACGATGGCCCCCGAAGGCCGCGCCGCATTGTCCAGAAGCGCCTTCGACCAGCTTGACGCAGAATTATGCACGTCGATCGCCACCGCTGCCGCCTGCAGGGGCGACAGGCCGTAATGGTCGTCCGTCGGGTGGAACGACCGGATATGGCAGATCGGGCTCTGGCCTTCCGTCACCGGGAACCGATGCACCCGGCCGCCTACCGCATAGTCATAGGCCACCGGCCAGCCATCCGCCCCCGGCACCAGCGACATCCGGTCCGACCGCAGCACATGCAACTCCGCCGGGCCGCGCTCACCCGGCACCGCCTCGACATAGGCATTGCCACTCAGCAACAAAAAGCCGTAGATCGCCTCCAGCAGTTCGGCCCGCCCCTGCCCCGCATTGGGCCGTGCCAGCAGCGCCAGCAGCGCGTGCTGCTCATGGCGGCGTTCGGCATCCTGGCAGATCACCGGCAGCGCCGCGGCCGCCTCGGCAATCAGCCGGACCGCACGGAACCCCACCGGGTTGCCCTGAAAGCCGCTCCTTGCCAGCGAAACCGCATCGCGCGGGCTCCAGGCCACCCGTCCTGTCGTTCCCCAGGCCATCACCCGCCCCGTGGCGCTGGCCTTCTTCTCCACCGACATCGGGCTTCCCGCCCGATCGGCACGCTTCAGAAAATCGAACACCTCTGCCGCTCCTTTTTCTTGCCAACGGGCAAGGCCCGCCCGCACCCGCGCCGTGACGCGGGACGAATGTTCAACATTTCTTGTGGGTTACAGCGTCCGCAATCCGGGGCGTGCCAGCTTGCCCGCCGGCTCCACGATCAGATCGGTCAGCGCCCAGACCAGGGCATCCAGCCGGTCAGGACTGCCCTGTCCCCGCCAGCCCGTGCGGGCCATCTGCATCATCTGTGCTTCCAGCGCCCCCAGATCGCCGCGATGCGCCACCCGGCCCTGTTCGTACAATGCCGAAACCGGCTCGGCCCGCAGCATCTTGGACCGCATGGCCCGCACCGCCCGGAACGGCACCAGAGGGTCGATCTGCCGGATCACGTCCCGCACCATATCGCCGCCCTGGTTGACCTCGGCCACCAGCCGCTCGGCCCCGAACTCTTCCATCGCGGCCAGCGCCGCCCGTGCCCAGCCCTCTGGCGATGCCCCCTTGACCGATCGGTCCGCCAGCACCACCGCGCGCCATTCACCCGGCCCACCCCGCGTGTCGGCTGCGACCACCACGATCCCGCATTCATCGGAAACCTTGGTCGCCGTTACCGGCGGATCCACCGCCACCACCACGCGCTGCGGCTCTGCCGCCGGTGCCGTCCGTGCCGCCGTGATCATGGGCAAGGTCCACAGCGCATCCGGCACATCCTCGACCAGTTCGCCCAGCAGTTCCTGCCGCCCGAAGGCCGTGCCCTGGAACCGCGCCTTCACCTCGCTCAGATAGCTGTCAGCCAGATAGGCACGGTTCGCCTCGGTTGGCGCATGGGTGATCACGGTTGACGGGTTTTGCAGGATCGCCTTCAGAACCTCCACATTGCGCGGCGTCGTCGTCACCACCTGTTGCGGATTGGACCCCAGCCGCAGCGCGAACTGCAACTGGTCCCATGTGGCCTGCGCCTTCGGCCATTTCGCCAGTTCATCCACCCAGGCGGCGTCGAACTGCGGCCCCCGCAGGCTTTCGGGGTCATGCGCCGAAAACAGCCGCGCCTCGGCCCCGTTCGGCCATTCCAGTACATTGCGGCTGGAAATCCACTTCGGCCGCCGGTCGGGGGGCGAACAGGCCAGGATGCCGCTTTCGCCCAGCACCATCACCTCGCGCGCCTGATCCAGAGTCTCGGCCACCAGCGCGACGCGCCGGGCCCGCCCCGGATCGCCGGGCCGCGCCCCTTCCACCTGCGCCCGCACCCATTCGGCACCGGCGCGCGTCTTGCCCGCGCCGCGCCCACCCATGATGACCCAGGTCTTCCAGGCCCCTTCAGGGGCCACCTGATGCGGCAACGCCCAGAATTCGAACACCCAGGGCAGCGCCAGAAGCGCGCCCTCGCTCAACGATCCGATGAAATCGTCAATCTCCTCGGGCAGCGCGGAGGCAAGCCATGCGGCGCCCGATTTCATCGCGCGCGGCCCCGAGATCAAGGTCGCATCCGGCTCCGACAGACCCGGCAATCTGCTTGCTGAGTTTCTCAAACTTCGCCCTTTCCTCGATCAGCATAAGGCCAACCTTGGCCAGATCACGGATGGCATCCCTGCTCTTCGGAACGCTGCCCTTCTGATCGGCGGTCTGATCGGCCGTGATCGCCGCCATCGCGGCCCTGACATCCGCAATCGCCAGCAGGAACAGTTCTTCCGTGAACGCCGCGACATCCGTGGGTATATCGTCACCCTCAGTAAACCTGATGGTCATTCTGCCCGCCCGCCTCTCATGCCATCTTCCGCACGAGAGAAATGCAAAAGCGGCCCTGGGTCGCCCCCCGGCCGCTCTCGACACTTCTTCTAGCATGTCACAGGTTCTACATCAGGCCGGGCGCAGGGTCAAGATAAAAATCCAGCAATGACAATACGTTATGCGAACGACGTGTTAATCACCTGTTAACCGCCATCCCCCGCAACCGCCTCGCCCGCCGCCGCTTCCTGCGCGCGAAACGCTTCGACATTGCGGTTATGTTCGTCCAGCGTGGCCGCGAACACATGCCCATCCGCCGGGTTCAGCGTCTTGGCCACGAAGAACAGGTAATCCGTCTCGGCCGGGTTCAGGGCCGCCCGGATCGCCTCGGCACCGGGGTTGGCAATCGGACCCGGCGGCAGACCGTCGATCACATAGGTGTTGTAGGGCGTCTCGCGCCGCAATTCGCTCTGCCGCAGCCCGCGGCCCAGCACACCCTCGCCCTTGGTGATGCCATAGATCACCGTCGGGTCGGTCTGCAGCCGCATCCCCTGCCGCAACCTGTTCACGAAGACCGAGGCCACCAGCGCACGCTCATCCGCGATCCCGGTTTCCTTTTCCACGATGCTGGCCATGACCATCGCCTTCTCGGGCGTGTCATAGGGCAGATCATCCGACCGCTCCTCCCACAGCCGCGCCAGCGTGGCTGCCTGATCCGTCGCCATCTTGTCGATCAGATCCTGCCGCGCGCCGCCCTTCAGCACCTCATAGGCCTTGGGGGCAAGCGAGCCTTCGGCCGGAACCTCGGCGATCTCTCCGTCAAGGAAATCCGCCTTGCGCAGGCCGTCCACCACCTGCCAGCTGGTCACACCTTCAACCACGGTGATCTGATAGCGCAGGTCCGGTTCCGCCACCGCTTCGGTATATTCTGCCGGAATCTCCCCGGCCGGATCGAATTTCGCCACTTCGACAAAGCTTTGCGTCGCCGGGTCCAGCTCGCGCAAGACCACGTTGATGCTGGCCACCCCGATGACGAAATTCACCTCCTGCCCGCAGGTCGACGCCCCCGCCGTGGTGATGGCCGCCAGCACATCCGCCATC